TCTCTTGGTAGTCGCGGCCGCGCTGGTAGCCCGCGACCGCCTCGGAGATCGGGACCTGGAGGTCCTTGCCGTTGATGCGGACGGTGATGAGCTGCTCGCGCTCCTCCTCGCCCTCGGGCTCGGCGCGCTCCTCCTCGCGCTCCTCCTCGCCGCGCTCCGCCTCCTCGCCCTCCGCGCGCTCCTCCTCTTCGGGGAGTTCCTCCTCGTAGGTCTCGAGGTCGAGCTCGGGGTCAGCCTCTGCCTCGCGGGAGCGGACGCGGCGCTCCTCACCTCGGCCATCGGGCCGCTCACGGCGCTCCGCGGGCTCACCGTTCGCGCGCTCAAACTCCCAGCTGAGGACAGGGCCGCGCCGCGGGCGATCCAGACCCTGGGTGCTGAAGCGCCCGTCTCCGGGCTCGGTGATGGCGCGCGTCAGCGCATCGAGGTGCCGCCCCGAGAGTCCCTCACGCGGGTCGCCGTCAGGCCCTGCCACGGGTGCAGGGATACGCCCCCGAGGGCCCTGCGGTCAAGACCCTAGGGATTTCCCCTCGTCAGCCCCAGTTTCTGCGGTCAGGGCTGACACGTCAGAGGTCGCGACGCTCTAACGTCCTGAGCCGATCGCGCTCCTCCTCGGCCTTGCGCTTCGCCAGCTGGATCTTGGCCTCCTGTTCGCCCTTGCCCACCCAATCCTCGAGCCGCTTCCTCATGGCGTAGAGCGCCTTGACCTGCAGCCAGATCGCCTCCCGGGCCTGGGGATCGTTGTTCGGAGTCGAGAGCCAGACGTCGTAGAGCTCCGTCTCCACCTGATCCCATGTCTCTTGGTAGACGGGAAGCTCAAGGAGAAAGCGCGCATCCTGGGCCTTGCGGAGGATCTCCTCGGGAGAGAGCGCCGCGCTGCGGCGACGCTTACGGGCCACCGGCGGGGGCCGCGGGCTCCGGCATCTGGTCGGGCGGCAGCTGCGTCAGTGACGGCCCAGGCGGGGAAGGCGACGGACCCTCGCCGAAGAGCCCCGGCCCGAAGAACGGTGCCGGCGGCGGCTTGTGGCCGTGCTCCATGTGGAGCTTGCTCATCTCGACGTGGTGGTCGAGCAGCATCCGCTCGCGCTCGATCTGGAGCTTCGCCGCATCGACGAGGCCTTGGAGCTGGAGCTTCTTGTTGTTGTGGTCGACCTCGCCCTGCTTGGCCTGCGCCGTGATGAGATCGGGGCTCGGCCCCGGCGGCGGAGGCGGTTGCCCTTGCGGATCGTTGAAGAAGCCACCGTCGCCGGCGAAGCCCCGATTCGCCACGAAAGCCTTGAGCGCGCGGTAGACGTTGTCCGGTGTCACGAGGAGGCCCCCGAGCCCCGCCTGCTGGATCTGCGACTGGATCGCCAGGATCTGGTAGGCGTTGGCCGCCACCGCGTCGCGCGAGCCCATGCCGAGGCCTACCGCGATCTCCATGTCCATCATCGTGTCCCACTCGCGGGGATCGAAGCTCACCCACTTGCCGCGGAGCTTCACCATGCGCGCGCGTGACTGGTGCTCGCACACCAGCCGCAGCACGTTCTTGCACAGGCTCTTGAGTCCCGTCTCGGCGATGATCCGGGCGATCAGCTCGATCACGGCGTCGCCGGCGGCCATGAGTTGCGAGATCCCGGTCGAGGTTGACGTCTCTTCGGAGTTGAGGCCCTGGTTCTGGCGCGAGACGCCCGTCCTGCGCTCGCCCTCCACCGTCAGAAACTCGAGCAGCTGCATCTGGCCCACGCCGAAGGGCGGAGTCGCGAGCACGTCGACATCGCCGTCCATCTCCATGCGGATAACACCGCCGGGGATGGAGTTCATCACGTCGTCGATATTCACCGACTGCCCGGGCCGGCCCTCCTTCACCTTGTAGCGCCCGTTGTTCACGTTGTAGCAGTTATCGATGTACTGGCGCGTAATCGAGGTGCGGATTAGCTGCAAGTCCCGCGTGAGGTCATGCATCGAGAGCCCGAAGAGTTTGTGCGGGATCACGATCGGCGTCACGAAGGCGAAGGGATGCCCCGAGGCCGGGTCGTTCGAGAGCAGGATCTCGGCGGTGTTGCCCGCGCAGACGATGTGGCGCAGCTCGGCGATGCCGTCGCCGTCGCAGTCGAGCTTGATGTAGGCGTCGGTGATCCAGGTCGTCCTCGAAGCGCCTGGCCGCTCCACGGGCTGGTAGGGATAGGACTGGTCGAGCTCGAAGCGCGCCAGCCGCTCCTGCTGGAGCTCGCCCTCCTCCGCCGAGTAGGGGAGCTTGTCGATCAGCTCTTTCGGGTAGCCCATGTCGAGGAGTTGCGAGGCGCTCTTGCGCACCCGCTTGCCGACGAAGGGCGTGTCGTCGAGGGAGACCGTGTCGCGCGAGACCAGGAAGTGCTCGGGCGCGATGCAGCCGATCTCGACCCGCCAGCGGCTGCGCCTCACCACGACGTCGTGCAGCTGGACGCGCACGGGCTGCATGGTCAGCGGATCCTCGATCTGGCCGATGTGCGTCTCGTGCTGTAGCACTTCGACCTGCGCATCGTCGTCGCCCTGGAGCAGGTCGGCGAGCTCCTGGTCGTCGAGCCCGACATAGCTCTCGGGCTCGCTTTTCTTCTCGACCCAGATGGCCTCCCAGATCCCACCTTTCTCTACCAGGCAATCGAAGAAGCCTTCGTAGAGCACAAAGAAGCCGTTGTTGTCGGTGCGGAGGATGTAGTTGACGTAGTCCGTGGCCTGGTCGGCCTGCTCCTGCTTCGCCTGGATGCGCGGCAGGAAGCGCACGATCAGGTCCTCGGAGAGGAAGGTGCGCACGAGCTTCGGCAGCGCCCAGATCACTGACTGCAGGAAGTCCCGCATGACGATGGTGGAGCGGCCCTCCTTCTCGTTGCCGTAGGGAAGGCCATAGAACTCGCGCAAAGCCGCGCGCCGGTCGTTCGAGATCTTCGAGCCCAGCCAGCCCAGGGAGTCGCGGATCTCGTTGGCGAGCCGGGCCTTGATCTCGGTCTCAGTCAGTGGCTTCGAGCGGCGGCGCGTGCGCGTGACACGTTTCAGCGTTGCTGACTGGAGCGTCCCCCCGATGGGTCCGGTGGTGGAGGGATCCACCGGGCCCATGGTCATGACGGGCGCGCCTTCTTGGAGGATTTCGCCGGCTCAGGCACGGGATCGGCCGGCGGAAAGGAGGCGAGATCTGCGCCGGTCATGCGGACATCCGCTCCCTGGAGGACGCCGATCTGGTAGTTCAGATTCGCGACGGCGATGTTCAAGCTCACGATGTCCTTGGCCTGCTGATCGAGCTGCTCCTGCATGCGCCGGCGCTCCTCTTCGAGGGAGCGCACGCGCTCCCCGAACTGCCGCAGCTGGCTCCGGCTGCGGGCGTCCGAGGTCGTGTACTCGATCCGCTCTTCCACCATCAGACGTAGGCCCTCAGGTCGTATTTGAGCTTCTGCCAGCCCGCCGCGTCAAGGAAGGGCAGCGCCTGGGGGATCCCGCCGAAGGCATCCGCGGCATCTGACTCCCAGGAGTGGAGCGGGTAGTCGAGAGGCTCGCCCGTGCGCTCGTTCCGCGCCCGGCGGTAGCCGCGCAAGGCCTCGAGCCCCTTCTTGCAGCGCAGGGCGTCGAAGAAGCAGCGCGGGATCAGGTTGCGCACTGCCTCGATGCGGAAGTTCACGTTCGGGATCCGCTCGAGCACATGGAACTGGATGCCCAGCTTGCGGCCGAAGCTCACGAGGTCCTCCCCCGTCTTCAGGTCCCGGGCCTTCGCATCGTGGGGGACGAAATGCTTGCCGAGGTTGTAGCCCAGGCCGCCGCCCTCCCGCGGCGTGCCCTTCGCACGCAGGACCTGCACGTAGTGGTTCAGCTGCACCCCGCTGTGCTCGTAGTAGTCGATGATGCCGATCTGATTGCGGGCACCCTTCTGGAAGAACCAAATCGACGTGTCGTCGCGCATCCCCAGGTCCCAAACGGTGTGGACGGGCGAGAGCGGGTCCACCGGCACGCGGCCGATCCGGTCGTCCTTCTCCGCCTCCTCGAGCAGCTTGGCGTAGTAGGCCCCAGCGATTCCCGCGGCGAACGAGCACTCGAACTCCTGCGCGTACTGGTCCTCGCTCATGCGCTTTCGCGCCGAGGCGAGCTCCGCCTCGTCCACCACGCCGGTCTCGCTGGCGCGGTAGACCCGGACAAACCACTCGGGATCGTCCTTTACCGACTCGTAGAGCTGGTAGAAGGCGTTCTTGCCCAGCGGCGTGCCCTTGATCAGCGCCTTCCCGTGCCGGTCAGCCAGCGCGGGCCGGATCACCTCGGGCCACGCCCGGGGATTCATCTGCGCGAACTCGTCCAGCACGGCGATGTCGGCGTAGACGCCGCGCACCGCGTCCACGTTGTCAGTGCCCAGCAGCTGGAGCCTGCGGTCGCCCAGGAAATCGACCCGCAGCTCGTTCTCGTTGATTTTTCGAGGGTTTAGGCCGCTGGTGAACTGCCGCGAAAAGTCCCAGGCCACCGTTTTTGCCTGGCGATGGAAGGGCGCGAAGTAGAAGCCCCGGGGATCGGGCAGCGGGTGCTCGCAGAGCTCGCGGATCACCTCGTTCACCGAGCAGACGGTCTTCCCGAAGCGCCGATGCGCCACGATCAGGCCGAAGCGGTGGGTCCGCATGCCCTCGTGGATCTCGCGCTGAAACTGGCGGGGTTTGTAGCCGATGGTCACCAGGCGCTCGGGCGCGTCCTCGCGGTGGCGCGCCCATGCGCCCACGGACGCCATGGCCTAGACCGGCTCGTCCTCGGAGTGGAGGTTCGCGCTGTCCGCCGGGGGCTCGAAGCTGATCTCGACCTCGAGCGCGCCCTCGTCCACCACGGAGGAGAGCCGGGTGAGCTCGTCATCCAACTCTTTCAGCTTGTCCTCCGCCTCCTCCCGGATCCGCGTCACCTTCGCCATCTGCTCGGCCACCGCCGTGCGCATCTTCGAGAGGTTCTCCGCCGCCAAGCGGCGCTGGTTCTCCAACTCCTGGATCAGGTCGTCCCGGCTCCTCCCGGCGTACTCGG